GCTTTAACGTAAGCTGACCCAGCATTAGCTTCATGCAGGATATTAAATCCTTCTGCGTATGCTTGCATGATTCCATATTCGACTCCATTATGAACCATCTTCACAAAATGTCCTGCTCCAGGTGGTCCACAATGCAACCAACCATGCTCAGCAGATGTCTCATAACTTAGAGGATCAGTGCGAGAGGCAGATCCAATACCTGGCGCGAGTGCCCTGAAGATAGGAGCGCAGACGGATACTGCAAAATTTGCACCACCAACCATAAGACAGTATCCACGCTCCAAACCGTAAACACCACCACTAGTACCACAGTCAAGGTACGATATGCCCAACTTAGCAAGCCTGTCTGCCCTGCGGCGAGAGTCTTTAAAATTGGAATTGCCATGATCAATAATAATATCACCCGCCACACAAAATTGTAGTAACTCATTAAGTGTGTCCTCTACGGTTTCTGCTGGTACTACCATCATAAAGATCCCAGGAGATCTGGTAGTGTCGTTGGTTAAAGTTCCTACACCAGTGTGTACTACTTGAACAAGGCTTTCCAGAGAAGTGGTAAATCCACTGATATAACCCTTCTCATATTGTTCCTCAGCTTTTTTAGCATTGTTTCTATAACCCCATACTTCGATGCCCGACTTAATCATTCGGCGGGACATTCCTTCACCCATCCTGCCGAGACCGATAATTCCTACTTTCATACTTGATTGCAAGTCATCACTATTTAAGCACAAAAAATATGGGTTGTCATCGAAATGTTATCAAAGACACATATTATTCGTTTGCCAGATGACGCTCTAATTGATTGACTTTTTGAAATTCTCTATACGCTGCTTCAGAGCGAATGTGAAGAACATCACGAATATCATCCAAAATAGCATTGGGATCAATACCATCGTCAAGGTACTTATCAATAGCTTCTTTGAGATAGCGGTATCTATGCCACTCCTGACTGTAAGGTTTGTAGTGCATGATAATGGGGTTTATATAATCGGATTATAGTCTATCTATCACTTTTTGTCAACTGATCAGGCAAACATACCATGTTCCTTCATGAAGTGAAGTGTGTCTTTTAATCCACCAATGTGTCTGAAACCAACATTAACCTGTGGGTATTCTGCCTCCTCACCAAACTCCTCAACAAAACCTCTTTCAGAGAAGTGTTGATTTAATTTATATACTTGAATTTGAAAGTTGAGTTTTTCCAAGAGTATTTTAGCACGTTCACACTCTTGATTTCCGTTGCTATAGATTACTGCTTGCATTTGTCTCTCCAATCGTCGATTTGTTCTTGTGTGGGAACTGAGATTCGGAAGGCAAGACCTTCTTCCTCAAATTCTTCATTCATTTTTTCATATGTTTCAGGAGTGATTTTATCAAATTCAGTCACGTTGTCTCCAGTCATCGGGTTTGTCCTGTTTAAACCAATCTACAATTTCATCTGCACCATCGAACCCCGTTTTGTAATTAGATGGGTCGGGGTCACCTAATCCCATCTTATTCATAAAATCATCTATACTGCCCTCCTCAATATCTTGAGCAGCCTGTCGACGTGCTTTGTTTAACCAGTCTCTTGCAGTTGTATGTGCCTTAGCAAGTTTCTCTGCCCAGATCATATCTTCCAGAGGAACTTCTTCCTTGTTAGCAATACACTGGCAAATAGACTCTAACCTGAGGCGATATGCAGTAGATAACATAATTTTATGTTTCTTTGTCTTTATTTATTTTCTTCGTAATACTTGTCAATCTTTGCTTTTAATTCTTTTGCAAGTTTGAGGTTCTTACGATACATCATATATTTTACCACAGGATTAGCAGGATTGTTAGTCAACCACCACCACTGGCGTTTTATGTTTGTATTTACTAACTTAAACACATAGACAAAAGCGGCAGCAACATTGGCATCAGTTACGATGACATATGCCACTACCGCAAAAAGTGCAAATAAAATTAGATGTGCGGAGTCCATTACTGGAACTCCTGATTTCTACGCTCATCTAGATAACGAACAACCTCATCTCTCCATTCCATCAATTCATGAAAGCATTTTTCATCATGAGCATACAAACGAAGTTCATGATCGGGTTTTAGAACACTTTCATAAAAAATGAAAAATGCGTCTTTGCGCTTGGTTTGTTTATCGGTCATTTGCGTGACTTCTTTTTAGTGGTTTTGCGTTGGTTGTTGATAAAATCAACAGATTGTTTATAGGTATTCAGCAATTTTACTTGGCACCCATTATGTATAATCATGAACTTTGTGCCACATGGAATAGCAGCCCAAAGTCCATCATTCGTTACATAACCCAACGGATCTCCTGGTTTTGGATCAAGAATACCAGGACGAGGAACAAAGGGTTTAAGAAACCCCATCAAACCTTAGCATTGACGCTGATAACTTGTGCGCTAGGATTGCGAGCAAGTGCAGTACGTTTTGCATCTTGATAATCACGGGCATGAACAGTTTCGGTAAAAATTTGTCCAGCGACGATGAGTTTTACTTCGCAGACCATTTGGGTTTCTCCCTTGATTACTTTAGTATTATAGCAGAATAAGGTGGAGATTTCCACCCTATGTGCCAGTATCAGCGGCGGACCACTGAGATAGCAGGTTCACCCTGCTCAAATACGGTGTCTACCACCGCCTGAACGCTCCGTGCAGTGCTGATGCCCACCTTATCAAACACGGGAACACATACCAAACCAAACGTTTTCTCAGCGCCACCCAGACGGATCACACGCCCGATGCTCTGGGAGATACCAATGTAGTCCATGTTACGCATGAATAGAACTGCTTCCAGTCCCTTGACATTGATACCCTCAGAGAGAATAGAGTGGTGCATTACAACAAAACGAGTATTATCAGTGCCCCACTGATTCAGAGTCTTGAAGAAATCTTCACGGGAAACTTTCTGTCCGTTGATGATAGCACCAGTTTTGCTGGTGATATACATCCAGTTGTAACCACGCTGCTGCAATTCATAGCAGAAGTCGGTTTGAGAAACAAGACGAACAATCTGCTTAGTAGAACGTGCAGCAATCAGAATCTTATTCAGAGAGTTTGCATCAATGGTGTCCAGCAGATTCTTATCATCAGATTGCTTGAAATCACCTTGGGGCAGTTGCTGAACCACAACTTTAGGAGGAAGGATATAACCCTCTTCCACCAGTTTAGGTGCAGGAACATTACAGATAACCTGCCCATATACTGCACCATCATTCATTCCTGGTTTGAATACACTCAAACTATGCTTCGGAGTTGCAGTAAAAAAATAACAACGGTCAGCATCACCACTGAAATGCTCAGTAGCAGGAAAGAAATTACGTTGAACTGAGTTGTGTGCTTCATCAAAATAGATGGTATCAACAACAATACCTGCCTCTACAAGTTTATGTAGAGAGTGATAGGTAGTGAAGATCAGTTCGTGCTCACAAGCATCAACTGCCTTACAGATACCATGATGGCACTGGATAGCATGAACTTTAGTTGTGCTGACGTGATGTGTCTCACCAGAGTGAACATGAAGAACATTCACATTCTTCTGAGTGATGAGTTCTAGGAACTCGGAACATAATTGATTCGCCAGCAATATACGAGGAGCAACAACAACAATAGTCTTAGAAGTGTTACTCTCAAGTTGTTTCTTTGCATCTTCGATCATGCAGATGGTCTTACCACCACCCGTAGGGATGATAACTTGACCCTTATCATATGCCAACATAGCATCGAGTGCTTTCTGCTGGTGGGGGCGAAGGGTGATCAAGTGCTGTCCTGTTCAGTATGGATATATTATAGCAGAAAACCGCCCACAGGGGAACCCCATGGACGGTCTGTGAACTGGTCTCTTCAAAATTTTATAGAGTTTCCCGTAGAACCCATACAAAGGTATGTATGGATTTTTAGATTTTCACTTCAGCGGAAGCAATAGGTGCCGTCGTTATCAACAAAGTGCAAAATACCTTTGTTGCGAAGGATTTGTAATTCCGCAAAGATTGTGCCTTGGAAACTACGCTCACTCTTGAATTTCGATACGGTAGTACGAATCGGGCGGATTGCATCAAATGCTTGAGCAGCAGTGAAGCAATTATCAGTGAAGTTAGATTGAAGAATGGAGCA